ACTCCAGATCCAGAAGATGTTTCTTTTATAACTTCAATAGATTGGTAAGGATTATATTTAGCTACAGATATTTTATCTTCTGTGTTATAATAACCTATACCTTCGTCTTTAGCTAATTGAATATTTATTTTTCTAGGTTGATTTCTATCATCTGTAAAGAATAATAAATCTTCTAATAGGTTTACACCTATGATAGGTTTATTAGTGGAAAAATTTAAAAAAGAACCTTGTACTAATTTAGTAATAACATTGTTTCTAGTGTTAAAACTAAATATAAAATTTTTAGCATTTTTATTGTAAGTAGATACATTATTAGTATATGGATCTGTATAGTCTGTAAAAAATAAATACACAGTGCTATTAAACTCATCTACAAAAAAACCTATGCAACTACCTACAGAAACACCACCATTAGCAGTATTAAAATCAGCTATAGATTTATTACCTAATACATTTTCTAACGCGCCGACATCATCACCTTCTGACTTACTAACCTGTATGTTTACAGCGTTGCGATATTCACCTTGTGGTATAAGTCTAGCATCAAGGTCTTTGTTCATCTTTGATTTGATGAACGCATTTTTAACTTCAGCCATTTAATTTTAGTGTTTAATCCATTTAGATTTACCTCGCATAACTTGAACTATTTCGTTTAGTTTAATATTAGACAAACGTATTTTAGCATTGCGAAGTTTGGCACTTCTTTCTTTTTTAAGTCTTTGTACTACGTACTCAGGTTGGTTTATTCTAGTAGAAACTATAGCATGTAGTATATAAGCATAGATAGCTTCTTCTGCCATCTTCGGTATTTTACTATCAACATCTAAAGCTAAACCATCAGATATATATTGAAAGTTTATAATTTTATCTACCAAATCATTAGAAAAAGATATCGTATTAGTTCTTTCGTTTATATTAAAGAAACCATTTAGATTAGCGTATTGAGGATCTATGCCATATTGTTGGCCATATGCTAAAGAATAATCGTTATAAAATTCAGCAGCTCCTAAATCATTAGCAAGTTCTGTTCTGTTTTTTAAACCGTTAGTGTTCCACCTGTCATCTATAATAGAACTTCCAGATTGTATATTGTTGTCGAACGAGTCTTGTATAGGTACGCCTTCTGTGTCTTGAACCGGTAACTCAGTTGGGCTTTGATGAAGTGTGTTTGAAGGCATTATAATGTGCTGAGCTCCTGAGCTATCAACCCAATATATATTAGTATAGTTTACATAATCTTGTGGTAGTGGAATACTTAAACTATGCGGTATTGTTAGTTCTTGTGATTTAATACTTTTTAAAGTATCGTAACTAAACTCTTGTAAACCTCTTTTAGCGTGAAATATAACATCAGTTCTTTTTACACTTGGTATTAGTTTACCAGCGCCGACATAAGCTATTTGAAAATTGTTTATAATATCATTTAAAGACACATAAGAATAAGAACCCCAATTATCTTCTACAACGTCACCAAAAGCTTTTTCAGCAACTGTATTACCGTAGTTACCTCCATCTAATTTTTTAAGCTGTACAACTACATATGTGTTAGCCGCTAGCTCAGCTGTTATTGTTATTGTATTACCTGAAACAGTATATGCGCTAGTATACTCAGTGTATGTACCGGCTAAACCTGTTGAACTTGTGTATAATTTAAAATTGTTTTGACTGTAGCTAGGTGTTGAAGAAGATACAGCATAAAATATTAAGTTAGTATCAAAGGTTGTAGTAAAAGTTTCACCACCACCAACAGTGCCAATTGCTTGAAAGCTTTGCGCGCCTTCGTAATATTGTCTATTGTTTTCTGTAAGTAATGCCATTTATTAACTTTTTTGATTTATTTCGTCTTGTTGTATTTCGCTGGCCGCAGCTTGTATTATTTGAGGATCTCTAATTATAATACCTGAATATTGTAGTATTCTTAAAATAACTTCTACTTGTTCATTGTTATTTATCTCAAAGTTTTGAGAGTTATTAGGGTCGTAAACATATTGACCTAAATTTCCAGTAGAAAAAGCCCACGTTACATTAAGCGGTTTTCTAATAAAAGAAGCTTCTATACCAGAAGTAATTTCAGTAGGTCTTACAAATAGTTTGTTATTTTCGTATAAGTATGTAGGAAATGATTTTGTTGATTTTGTAAGTGGAGATGCTTGTATGTTGTAAAATTCATTACGCTGTAATCTTTGTAATTCTACTTGATCACCTACTACAGGCGTGTATGTAACTGTTCCAAGTCTATAAAAAGCTACTTCATCATTTCCAGGATTGTCATTATAAACAACAGTAGCTCCACTTGTTATATCTGTAGTTGGTAAATTAAAATGATTAGTGCTAAAACCGCAAGCTCCAACAGCTTTAAAAATAGATATGTTTTCATCTATATTCGTTTGCCTATCAGCGTAATCATAATCTGCTTGTGGCACTCGTAATTGCTGGTTTAAATCATCAAAGTATTGTTCGAATATATCTAACTGAACCTGCGTGGCTGTTTTATTAAACTCGTCAGGTGTGATATAACCACGCTGTTCTTTATTGAGTATAAGTAAAACGGTTTGATATACAGTATTTACGTTTATTGCCATTTATATTTTTATTTATATACAGGGCGCATTACACGCCCTGATATATTATTACATGTTATAGAAGTTTTTTCTCTATTGATTTGTAAACTTCAACACCCTCATCAGTTTTGAACCATGCGGCCATTGCTGAATATGGGTTTTCTTCGAACGGTACGTTCATTAATTTTCTTCCATTGCTACCCCAAGTAAATGTTCTTTGATCCTGCGATAGTTTAACTATGCCAGATTCTGCAGCAACGATTGCTATATTTCTGAGTTGTACGTTTTCATCATTTGCTAATTCTAAAAACAAACTAGGGTTTTTCTTAGCGAATAATAATAAGTCTCGTTTAAGTTCTTTAGAACTCATCTTAGATACTTTAGAACCTAACTCAACACGCATTATAGCTTCTGATTGATCTACGTCCATTTCTCTTGCAGCGTTTAGTGCGTCTACTTGAAGTTCAATAACATCTAATTCATCTTCAGCTTCTGCCACTGCACTAAACTCTTCATACATTCTACCTCTTAACGGGTGGTATAATGAAAGTAGTTTTTGTAGGTTTTGTTTTTCTTTAGGAACCTGTAAAGATCCGTTTTTAAACATTATATGTCCTAATGTTGATTCTCCTTTTTGTTCTGAAACAAAAGGTGAGTCTTGATTAGTTGCATATCTTAATTCTTTTTGCACGCCTGTTTCAGCATCAAAATAAATTAAAGCATGCTTTCGTGTATGCCTACTGGGAATAGTTAATGTTAAAGGTGATTTATTTCCTTTTAAATAATAAACTCTATCTTTAATTTCCCATTCAGGTTTACTTGGTTTTTTCTCTACAGTTTTAGCCTTAACTGTTTTTTGAGGTGCAACCTCAGTTGTTTCTACTGCTTTAGCTTCTTTAGCCATGATATAATAAAATTAAATAGTTAATAAGGGTAAGTATTACCCCTGAAATTACATCAGGGGTAAGTCTTACCTATGTAATTACACTCCTTTGAAAATAACAAAGTTGTTAGCACCTTGAGTAATCAAACATCTTTCAGATAGGAAGTTTACTTCCATTGCATCAAGAGTTGAAGTATAAGCACCACCAACTGAACCAGTCAACCAAGTCTTCATACGACGATCATCACTTTGTGATGCTCTATATCGCACGTGTAAGAATGGACGACGGATGTTAGTACCAAGAATTTGGTCATATACAGTTGAAGTACCAGCAGGAACTAATACACCTTCGACAGAACTAATTCCATCAATAGCGCCACGAGTTGAAGCGTCATTTAGATATTTCCAGTCAGTTTTATAGAAGTCATAAGAACCTCTACGGAAACCGCTAAAGCCAAGGTTTAATGCCATGTCTTCAGAGTTTTCAAACAAACCGTAAGCAGCACCAGCACCAGTGTTTCCACCGTTTAAGCCAGCTAGCATATCATCAAAATCTAGAGATGTTTGGCGATTTAAGAAAAGCATGTTTTCTTCAATAGCACCTTGAGTATCTAGGTTTTTAAGGATAGCATCAAAATCAGCTAAACCGTCGTTACCAGCAGCAGTGAAGCCTACAAGCTTATTACCACGCTCTTCGATAGCAGCAAATAAACCTTGCGTGCCAGGAAGTTTGCTAGCTTGATATGCTCCAGCACCAGCATTAGTGTTTAATTCGCCTTCAACTAAAGCCATTTCTAAGTAATCTTCGAAACGTAGACGAGTTTCAGACTCAGCTTTTAGATACCATAGATATCCAGAAGTTCCGTCTTCAGTTGCTACTTCCACCCAACCAATTTGAGCAGCGTCAGATCCTGATACTACATATTGATTACGAATAATTACTGGAGAGTTGCTATATTGAGTTAGCTGTGGAGTTACGCTTACACGTGTAGCTGAGTTACCAGCGCCAGTACCAATTGAAGTACCTTTAGTATAGTCAGATCCATACACAAAGATTTTCAAATCAGTTGCTGAAGCAAACACAGTTTGTACGTCTGAACCTCCATAAAGCTGTACAGCGATATGACCGGCATCAGCAAGAGTACCACCGTTAATTGTAGGTACGTCAGTTACAATACCTTTAGCTTCACCACCGTCTGAAACGTCCATAATAACGATAGTGTCGTTAATAGAGATTACGTTTACTACAGTAGTTCCGTTTACAGTTGTAAGATCTAAGTGAGTTGCATTAGTTAGGTTCGCAGCTACAGCTGTATAAGAAATGTGTAGACGGTTTTGCTCAGACCAAATAACTTGGTCAGATGTCATAGGCATTTCAGCGCCTACCATGCGTAAGAATCCAGATAGTGTACGGTTACCGTAACGCTCTACTTCTTGCTCATATATTTCAGGTAGATATTGCTGTGCAAAGTCATTACCTGAACCGTCGTTAAACTTTAGATAGTTATCAGCTAAAGCTTGTTGTTTTTGAGATGGTACTAAAGTACCAAATGTTGGAGTTAAACTCATAATGATAAGTTTTTGTTAGTTAAATTTTTTAGTTTTGATTTTTAATTTTGAAGAATCAAGACCGCTAATTGCTTTAACTTTTAATCCGTTAACAAATACATTACCAGAAGCTGTTTGCCTAGGTTCTGTACTTATATTTTTAGATTTAGCCATAACATCTTTCACTGCATCGGCTTTGCCTTGCTCGTAAAAATGTTGTGCTATAGTGTCAGCATTACGCGCTGCGTATAAAGCTTTGTGGTAACCTTTAGCATCTGATATTTCTCCTTTTTCATTTAAGAACGTCTTAACAAAATTGCTAATATCTGATTGTTGCTCTGCTACCTGTTTAGGATTTTTTATACCGTATCTAAATTTTTTTTCACTAACATTAAAATCGAAACCTTCGAAATCATCAGTAAAAAGATTAGATGTTTTGTTTAAAAAAATATCCTGTTTTTGCTTTATAGAGTTTTGCTCTTCGTTGTATCGGTTGAAAAAGTCTAATGCTTTTTGTTGCTCTTGAGTTACGCCCGGTCTCAACTTGATCTCGTCGTAGTATTTATCTTTTAAGCTTTCAAGAAAGTCTTTAGCTTTTGCAGCCTCCTCTTTAAACGCAATTTTCTTTTTGCGTATATCTTTTGGTTCATCTATATCCTCGTCATAATCAAAGTCTTCTAATAAAAGACTTACATCTTCAGAATCTAAGTGTGGTTTAGTTTGTTTATAATATTCTCTAATTAAAGTTTTATTATCAACATTGGTATAATCTGCATTAAGCCTAACATAGTCTTGCAATGTTCCGCCGGTTTCATTCATAAAGTCTACAACTTTTTGAATATTTTCTGGCAACTCAATACCAGCATCCGCCTCAACTATAGCTTGTTCAACTTGCTCAGTAAGTTCTTCAACTTGTTCTTCTTCAGTATCTTCAATTACAGTTAAAGGAGATTCTACTTCTTTGTCGGAGGTCCGTACTTCTTCAACCACTTTTTTGCTGTCGCCACTGTCTTCGGGCTTTTCGATAATAGCATTGCTATCATTTGTCTCTTGTGTTTGAATGGCATCGTCTTCTTCTTTTATTATTACTTTAGTAACTTCTGGTTCTGTTTCTATTAAAGGTTCTTTAATATTAACCTTAGTAACTTCATTACTTGATTTACCTAAATTCTTAGGCTTTGAAGGGGTTTTTATTTTAAACTCTCCTTCTTGTTTTACTTCTTCTGACATAATATAATAGTATAAAATTAAAGGATTTTATTTTCAACGAGGCTCAAACTGTTCTAGTCCAAATCCTCCTAGTGAGTCAAATCCAGATGACTCAAAGTTTTTAGGTAGTTCATCGTTTTGACGTTGTGAAATCATTTCTGATTGCTGTGTACCTATAATTCTAGCACGCTCGTCTTTACGATCTTCTATTTCTTGTTCTCTAGCTTTTTCAACATCAGCCCTAGCTTGTGCTAGCTGTAAGTTGTATTGAAACTCTTGTTCCATTAATTGTCTTTTTATCTCAGCTTCAGTTTGCATTCTTTGTATTTCAAACTGAGATTTACCCTGCTCTAATTGTAGTTTACCTTCATTTAAAGCTTGTTGTTTTTGAACTTCAGCCATAGCTGCTTTTTCAGCTGACTCTGCGTTTGCTTGAGCTTGTGCTTGTATATTTTGTAACTGAGCTTGTTTAACTTGCTCAGCTTTTACTTTTTGTCTATATTTTAAAAACTGATTAGCTAATTTTAAATTGCTAATTTGTCTTATATCTATAGCATCAGACAAATCTATAAGACCACCTTGCAGAGCAACTTGAATATTTTGCTCTAATCTTTGTTGCTCTTCTTCGTCTGGTTCTAACTCTAAGAAAATACCAAACTCATGAGTGTTTAATTTTTCTATATCTTCTAATGTAGAAACATTAAATTGATTTATAGAACTAAGTAATGCTTCCTTGGTTAAAGGGAAATTAAGCATGTCTGATATTCTTAAACTTATATTTTCTGCATTACGAACCGTTAAATACATTAACGATTGTAATATGTGTTTAGTAGCTGTATTAGAAGCTGCAGCCGCTAATTTTTGTAAACCTACTAACGAATCTTTTGCTGGTTGACTACCATCTCTAGCTTCGTTAAGTCCCGTTACATCACGTATCATTTGTAAATAATATTGATACGTTTGTACTAACGCTTGTATTTTAGCCATACCAGAAGATGTTTGTAATTCTTGTATAGGTACTTTACCTCTATTAGGATCACCATCTTGTGTTAAACTTCTACCGACAATACTACCAGTTTGAAAATACATATTCAAAGCTTCTTGAGGATTATAAGTAGTCCCATTACCAAGATCAACTTCTGCTAAGCCATCTACATCAACATAAACACCATCAGGTACCATACGTGATAACACTTGCTGTATTTTTAAATGTGTTAACTGTATCATATCTGCAAACCCAATACATTTACTAACTAAACTTTCAATACGACCTTTGTACATTCTAGGTGCAGATATATTGTAGTTCATTTTAACTTTAGTCTGGTTGCTAAAAGGTCTTGTCATATTTTCAGACAATTCCCATTTAAGCATTTTTTCGTGACCAAGTATTTTAGCGCCGCTGTATAAAACCTCTATAGCTCTATGAACTCTATTGAAGTTATCACTTTCAGGTGGATCAAACGTGTCTGGTTTTTCTAAAGCTTTTTCAAGACCTTGATCTGTTTGTTTTATTTTAAATACTTGATTTTGATAAGTTTTATACTCAAAATACAATACTTGAATTTGACTTTGTTGATCGTCTTGAGCATAATAATCACGAGTGTAATTTACATTACCTGGATATTTTTGGATTTCTTCTAAATCAGAATCTGTTAAATAAGGAAATTGTTTTTTAAGTTCTTCAAGGGTAACGCTTTTAACTTCACCTACATAATATATATCTTCAAAATTAGGATCTTCAGTATATGAATAAACTAAATTAGCTGGATCTACATATTCAACTGTAAGGCCATTAGCTAAATTAAAATCAGTTTTAGTTGCAGCTATACCTATAATGGTTAAATCAGAAGCCAAACGTTTTTTTACTTCTTCATATTTATTATAATTAAAAACATTAGATATAGCCTCTTCTTCTGCTATCTCAATAGCTTGCTTATAATTTAACTGAAGGTACATGTCTAATTCCTGTTTATTTTCAGGAAGCTGTTCTGGATCTGGTGTCTTAAAAAAGTTTTTACCAGTTATTTCATTAAACTCTTCTATTAAATCTTTATTAGTTATATCACGTAAAGCGTTAAAAGCGTAATCAGTTCTTTCTTTTAAAGCATATGGATCTGAAGCAAAAGATTTTATTTTATAACCTTTGTCAGTCATACCATTTACAACAATATCTACAAACTTAGATAATACAGCTACTGGTTTCCAGTCTAAATTTAAATAAGATAAATCACCGTTAATAGATAATTCATCTTTATACTTTGCTACAGATTGTTCACCTCTAGCGTATAGTCTTAATCTATGAAAATCTTGCCAACTATTACCAAAACGGCCTCCAGCTCCTAAACCTCTGTCGCCTCTAAACCATTCGTTTTCTATAGCTCTTCCTACAGCTAAGCCATAATCATATGTCTTTTTCTCTGCGTCTGGTACTACCTGACTTGGGAAAGAACTATTAACATTAGTGTAAATCATCTATTTTATTATTTTTGAAATATTGCCTTTATTATCATATTTTTTAAATGATAAATTAACAGCCTGTTTTTTTGATTTATAAACTGGTGTATATTTGTTTTTGTTACAAGCCATTATAGCCAAACCAGAACTAATAGAAGCATCGTGTTTTGTTCTATTGTTTATATTAAACTTAGCCCAGTCTTCTAACGTTTCTTGAAAATACATATTACCATACATAGTTTCTTTAAGCCCAACGTGATCTTCTATATAAGATTCTATAGCAGCGGCGTGAGCTTGCTTAATATCTTCTGATGAGTTAGGTATTCCACCTATCTCTCTTTCTGCTACAGACAGTTTTAATTTATCTGGTCTGTTCATTGAGAAAGCTCTGTAACCTCTACGTTTTAAATAATACAAAAGTCTAGGTTTGTTATTTTCTGCTAATAATGGCATACCGTAAAAATGTAAAGCCATAAGTACATCTTCAAAGAATATCTCAGCCGTTGGAGGTCTTGATATATATTCTAAGAAAAACATATTAGCCGGTACGTTTTCCATAGAGAATTTTGTAAGTCCGTGAAGAGCTCCGTTAGATCCTCTATTATCTACTGTACCTGATATATCGTATGAGTCACATCCAAAAGCACCGCAATGCTCGTTACCAGGATATTTAACTCCATTCTTTATTATTACACGATTTTGTAATTGTATAGGTGGAACCCAAGAAACTAAGAACCTACCATTTTTATTTGGCATAAAATTAACAATAGTATCTTTTATACCACCTTGCCAAGAAAAGTTACCTCTTGTTACTAACTTAGAGTTATCAGACTCATCGTTATAATCTATCTGTTCGTATATCTTAGTTAGATTAAATAAAGATTCTTTTGTTTCATCTCTAAAAGCATGCTGCTCTGTACGGGGAAACTGCCTATAATATTCATTTAAACTATCTTGATCACCTTTTAAACCTTCAACTTCGTTTTCCCAATGGTTTATAACACCTACTTCAACTTGAAGCCCGTCGGCACCTTCAACTGATTGTTTCGGCGTATCAAAGACAGGGTGTCCATAAGTATCAATGAATCCTTCGTAATTCCACTCCATAGGTATGAACAAAGAATATAATCCTGAGCTAGTCTGTCCATTGCGGTTTCTTTTTGTAACGTCTGAGGCATAGTATAATTTTTTAAAGTTTTCACCACCTTTATCAAGAGCATTACTCGTTGATCCCATCATACACTTACCGACAATTCTACTACCTAATCTAAGGGTTGTTTTTGTAACCCTCCAGTTATTCAATATGTTATCAGGTCTCTCCCATTTACCTGATTCATCG